TCTACCTGTTCTTCCATTTCCATCAGAAAAAGGATGTATAGTTTCAAACTGATAATAATAAAGGAAGTATAGTAAATCTTCTCTTAAAGATCTATTCTTCTTAAGAAAAAGGAAGGAAGATAAAGGAAAAAGTTTTCTGCTAGATATATTGCAAAATAAAAGGACTAATAATCAAAGAAAGTAGATAATGATATCTCTTAGTTGATTATTAGTCCTTTATATAAAGTCTTTTATCTCTTTATTTTATTCTTCAGGCTTCATGTTTGTGTAAACATTCTGAACGTCTTCGTCGTCTTCTAAGATATCAACCATCTTATCTATAACCTCACGTTCTTCGCTTGTAACCTCTTTTAAGTCGTTAGGAATGCGTGTAAACTCAGCACCTGTAACTTCAAATCCAGCCTCTTCAAGGTGTTTTTGCAATTCACCAAAGCTCTTAGGATCACCATAAATGGTTATTTCGTTAGCCTCTTCGTCTTCATCGAAGTCCTCTTCTACTCCATAATCAATCAATTCTAAGATCAATTCTTCCATGTCTAAACCATCTTTTTTCTTGAAAGTAAAGACACATTTTTGGTCGAACAAGAATGAAAGACTACCTTGAGTACCTAGATTTCCACCATATTTATTAAACACAGCACGTACGTTAGCAACTGTTCTTGTTGTGTTGTCTGTTGCTGCATCTACAAATATTGCAATACCATGAGGGCCGTATCCTTCGTAAGTAACTTCTTTAAAGTCCTTTTGATCCTTACCCATTGCATTTTTAATTGCTCTTTCTACGTTTGCATTAGGCATGTTCTCACGCTTTGCAGTTTGTATAATAGCACGCAAATGAGGGTTGTTTTCTGGTTCAGGACCACCAGCTTTCACTGCAATAGCAATTTGCTTACCAATCTTGGTAAATGTTCTTGCCATGTGTCCCCATCTCTTCATTTTCGCAGCTTTGCGATATTCAAATGCTCTTCCCATAGGAAATAATATTTATTTTATTTATTATTACAATTATCTTAACTCGGCATTTAATCTCTTTGTGAGATTATCTATGAGTTTCTTCATGATTGAATCAATCTGTTTGTCATTCAAAGTCTTCTGCTCATCTTGTAAGATGAAGTTTACAGCATAACTCTTTTTGCCTTCAGGTAGATTCTTTCCTTCATATACGTCGAATAGTTCTACAGCCTTTAAGAGTTTCTTTTCTGTAGAATAAGCTATTTCTTTAATTTGTTCGAACTCAACAGTTTTGTCTACAAGCAACGCTAAATCACGGGTGCGTTGGTTTTCAATTTCTTGGTAAGGATCGAATTGGGCGTTAAATTGTGCCAGTGGGTTGACGGCATTTTGTGCCACATTTTGGGCGTAGTCGTATTGAGCTTTTTCACGGGCTTTGATGGCTTGAATGGCTGTTAATGCCTCATTTTCCCGTAACTGCGTAACATCTTGTAGCTGTTGCTTTAACTGCTCTTGAGCGGCAATTTCTGGGGCGTATTGCCCTGCCAGTTCTCTGCGTTGTTTGCTATATTGTTCAGTAATCAAAGCACGTGCCTTTTCCGCTTCAGCTTGGCTAACGACACCGTGTGAAAGATGCTTATCTAACTCACGTGCCGCCACTTCTTGCTCATAGCGGATTTTTTCCCACGCGGTAGCATTGGCATTGACTAAATCATCATAGTATTTATCCCAATCGTTGCGGTAATCTTCGCCCGATTTGGTTTTAGAGCCTGATCTTCCTTTTTTACTGCCTTTTCCCGCACCACCTTTTGAAAATCCCTCTTGGGCTTGGCGTTGGTATTTTTCAAGGTCTGAGGCTTTCACGGCTTCTAAATCTTGCCCTTTTAGATCTTTATAACGACCACTTAATTCAGCTCGCTCAACTTCAAGCTCTGCAATACGTTTTTTATTTTTACCTTTTTTAGCCTCAGATAACTCACCTTCAATTTGATTAAGGCGAATCATTTTCTGGGCAGTTTCGCCGAGTTGTCCACCACTGACGTTGTTTAGATTAGCTACTGCTACCGCTGCTTGAATTGCACCTGTTGCAATAGAGCCGATAGCACGTGCAAATTTCAACGCCTCAATGGTTGCTTGCGGTAAAGTGACGGTTAAGTTACCAACGGACACATTCAAGCCATCAACCTTGATTTGTGATTGATCCACTTGTGGAAAGAGGGCTGAAAATTGTTCTTTGAGATTGGCTACAGACTCGTGAGCTTTAAGATCTCTTTGCCATTCTAAGGTTTTATTGAGCTTGCTTTGTGCTTCCTCTACTTCTGCGGTTTTAAGTGTGAGCTTATCTTTAAGTTCAGCCATCTCTTTGTCTGACTTAGCTGTTTCGACAGCTACACCTAAATTAGTATAATCCACATCAATTTTAGATTTTGTCGCATTGATCAATCGTTGTTGCTCTAAACGAAGTTGTGCAACCGCTTTTTCTTGCTCTTCAATAGATTGCTTGGTTTTCACCAACTCAGCCGCCACTTGAACTTTCGTCATTTGCTCAAGGTTTGCTTTAACCTGTTCGATAGAATCAGCATAACGCAATGCTGCTTCTGTGGCTTCGTTGGTGCTATCGCTGAACAATCCCAAAAATGATGCAGTCGTCAAAATTGCTGTTAGTCCAAGCGTAATTGGATTAGACAGCATTGCGACTTTAAGGGCATTCATTTCAGTCGTTACGCTGGCACTTATTGTTTTAAAAGCCGTCATTGCAACACTGCTTGACTTAGTCCCTACCACAAAAGCAGACTGTGCTATGGCATTTTCACGATAAGCCACATTAAGGGCTTGTTTTGAGGCAATTTGTTGTTGCTCAAGGAAAATTTGTTTTTGCGTGAGTTCTGCACTGACACGATCTAACGCTTGTAATTCGGTTTGAATTAAACGGCGTTCAGCGTAGCTTGTTGCTGATAGAGCTAACACTCGCAACTTAGCTTGCTCTGCTTGAATTTGAGCTTGGGTCGCCACAACATCAGCTTGCTTCGCTTGAATGTTTTGGTAAATAGCTAATTGAGTTTGATAATTGGCTTGTGCTTCTTTAGCTGAAGCGGCTAGTTTTTCATATGTCGCATTCGTTTCAGTATGAATGGCTTTAATATGGTTGTATCTGCCTTGTGCAACCGTACCTAATTTTATCCCAACATAAGCTGCCCCTGCGACAGTCGCTGCTTTCGCCAATAAATCCAGATTATTTGTGATCGCTTGAATAGCCGAAACAGCTTTATCAGACACCCCCAATGAATTATTTAGCTCACCAACCCATTTTTCTGTGGCAGTCGATAAATTCTGCATTGCACCGCTAATCGTTGTCGTGGTTTTACCGTACAGTTCATCAACTGATTTTTTAGAACGCTCTAAACCCTGAATGATTTTATCAGTGGTCAATTTACCATCATCAGACATCACTTTTAACTCAGCCATTGTTACACCTAAACCACGTGCAATTGCTTGCATCACAGCTGGCGTTTGGGTCATCACTGAGTTATATTCTTGGGCACGGAATTTACCCATCAATAACACTTGGCTAAATTGGGTCAGGGCATTTTGGGCATCTGAGGCACTTGCCCCAGAAATAGAAACCGCTTTGGAAATAATTTCCGTCATTTCCGCCACTTGGCGCTGGTTAATGCCAAGTTCTTTGGCATTTTGAGCAAAAGTCTGATAAACAGAAGAAACCGCTTGGGTAGATTGGGCGGTTTTCATTGAAATATCATATACCGCAGCTAACGCTTGAGCGTGTTGCAGTTCATTTTCGCTCACCAGTTTGATTTTATTGCTTAATTCTGTATTAGCATCAGCGAAAGCAATAAATTGTCTTGCAGCAGCTTTTACTCGGTCAAAATTGTCAAATCTGAAATCCCATTTAGCAGCATTGTTGATGTTATTCGCCGCCTTTTCGATATTACCAAGATATTGCGTGGTTCTATCCGCAAACTGGCGAGCAGATTGTCTTGCCTTATCCATATCCACAACAAAGGTTTTCGCAAACTGTTGTGTTTGTGCTGTTGATTTTGATAAAGCCTGCTGAAACTGTGCCGTTTCTAATGAAAGCTGAATGTTTAATGAACCTAGTGAACTCATTTTAATTTTCCTTCGCCAACAAATAAAAAAGCCTGCACTTAAAATGCAGGCTTTTATTCAAATATAAATTTATTTTGTAGGCTATTTAGGGTGCTGTTTGTATGCGATATAAAAGCACCAAGCACTAAATGCAAAGCCTATGCCACTAATAGAATAAACAATGACATTCTGTAACCCGCTCTCTTTTGCCCAAATCATAAGATAAACAAAACCAAAGAAAGCACCGCCAATTAACAATAACGCTAGAAAAAAGCTTACGGTATTAGAAATCAACCAACCAATTAACTCGAATTCTTCTTTCATTTTTCCCCTCATTTATTTTCTTTATTCATTAGTTCTTGATATTTTTTTGTGTTCCTCCACCAATACTTATCTAGTAAGTGAGCAATGATAAATAAGATGGGCATAAAGCAAATTAAAACACCTTTGGCATTACCAGTTTTAATGTTTTCAATAAAATAAGCAATCCCTAACACAACCCCAACAATTAAAGTTAGTGCTAAGATAAATTTAAAAGTTGAAGTAATCAACCAATCAATATCTTTAAAAGTCTGTTTCATATTTTCTCCCCTCATTATTTTCTTTATAAGGAAAGAAAACCAAAAATTCAATCCTTTTATTGCCTTCTCGCTAAAAAATCCACTACTCCATCGTCCTCTTCGGTTTCTTCCTCTTTTTCAGCGAAAAACGGCATAAATTCGGTGAGTTTTAGTGGCGATTTTTTCGGATCGCTATTTTGTGAAATGTTGTGTTTGTGCTGTTGATTTTGATAATGCTTGTTGGAATTGTGCGGTTTCTAATGACAAGTAAATGTTTAAAGAACCTAAAGAACTCATTTTTAATATCCTGTCGCTTGATTTTGGGGCTAAAAAACCTTATAAATTCACTAGACACAGAGGAGATAACACTATGCCTATTCTAATGATTCCAGTTTTCGCTTTTTTTTATTGGATTTCATCTTTTGATAGCCTTTCAAAAAGAATCTTTGGTCTTTTGTTTTGGGCTGATGTTATCTTTGTCTTGTATTCTGTAATACCGTTACTTGATGGGGAAAGATTGCTAATGTCTTTCCTTCTCGCAGTCCCTATCGCTGCCATAGCTTTTTATGGAGTAATAAAATTATTAGATTTCATTATTAAAATTTGTGACTATATCCTAAAAAAAACCTCCTAATGGAGGTTTTCCCATTTTATCTTTTCGCCAAATAATCCGCCACGCCATCATCTTCTTCCACATCTTCCTCTTCTTGAGCAAAAAACGGCATAAATTCGGTGAGTGTTGGTGGCGATTTTTTCGGATCGCTATTCACTACTGCCAATAAATAGGCAATTTGTGCTGCACGATAATCTTCACGCCAAAGCCCGAAGGGTTGTTCTTGATAAAATAGTTGATATTCCGTCAAGTGTTCTTCGGGCATTTGTTCAATTTCTGCCAGCGTTTTTCCTAGTGCGAGCGAAAGGGTTAGTTGGAATTTTCTTCGCTCACTAAGGCTTTTGGGAGTTCTGCTGCCATTGCTTGATTAAAATCTGAAATCAATTTTGCGTCGAGTTCAGATAATGCTTTCAAGTCATCTAAATTATCCGCATCAAACAACAACACGCCATTTTCATCACACAGGCGAGACGCCATTGCGCGAGGCAGTTGATA